CACGTCATAGCGGCCAACGGACGGGTTGTAGATTTCCTGCACTTCGCCAGTCAGCGGATGCTTGGCTTCCACGTATGCCTGTTGTGCGTTCGGATCAATCCGAGCCTCGTCCGGTTTGCCGTCTTCACCCAGAATACGAATGACGCGCTCGGTGTCGTAGATCTTCGGGATCAGGTCGACCACGATCTTTCCGGTGTACTTGATCGCCCGGGCCACGTTGTCGATGAAGTGGAAGGTCGCCACATCACCCTCGCGCTGGCGCGCCATGATGGCCCGGCCGGATGTCTCGTTCGACTTCGCGCCCATCGAAGCATCGTACTGACCGCTGGCCATCTTCAATTCTTCCGACGCGACGCGCATCCCCTCAAGGAACAGCGTGGCCGGGGCTGGCGCCGGCATGCGCTGCGGCATAGGGATAGCGTTCCCGCTTTCGTCCGCGTGGTTGTACGGCAGGTACGGCAGGTTTTGTGTGTTGGCGTTGTTCCAATAACCCTCGTAGCCTTCAATGGCCTCAATTGGAGCCATGATTGGGGTCTTGGTCTGCAGTGCGCCGTACTCCACACTCGCGGACGAGTTGTAGTTGTACATGCGCTGCGCATCCTTCATGCCGCGAGTGTGGCCCTTGCGGTCCACTTTACCGTCGACTTCGACCTCTTGGCCAACCACGCGCACGATGGGCAGGTAGCGGCCCAGCCACTCCTTGCGCTCAAGGATTTGCTGGCCACCGGCGATCAGATACCACTCGAAATAGCAGGTCTTGATGGGGCGCGAGCGCAATTGCGTCTTCAGCAGATCCAGCGATTCCTTGTCCAGTTCAGACGCCTTGGCTCCGTTCGTGAACAGGAGGTCTTTCTTCTCGCTGCGCTTGAAATACTCGGCAATGCGGATCGTGTCTTTCTGCAGCCAGTCCGTCCCGCCGCCCGATTCCATCGGCCAGGTGACCGCCTCGGCATCCGGGTAACGCGCTTCGAACTCGTCCTTGGGCAAGTCTTCGAAGACGAAGCCAAAGCGCGCATCCGAGCCGTCCGCTTCCTGGATGTCCGGATCGAGATACACGTTCAGCGGGTTCTTGACCCGCTTGATAAAGATTTCCTGATCGAACGAGTCTTCACTGGCGTAGTCGGTCACCACGCGCCAATAGCCCAGGCCCGCGTCCACGGCATGCTCCATCGCCGTGTCATAGGCTGTATCAGCGCTGGAGTTCTGCTCGATGTGGCGGATGATGCCGTTGAAGATTTCGGCCGTCTTCTTGTCCGCGCCGGAATCGACCGGATAGACGCGAATGGCCGGCTTGTTCTGCCGCGCCTCGTTGATGATCTGCAGGTTGTGCTGCTTGACCTTGTTGATGGTCAGGCAGGGGCGCTTGTCCAGCTCACGCGCCTTGCGCATGGCGTCTTCCCACTGCCATCCATTGTCCGGGTCGCCGTTGGCAAAACGCAAATCGGCCTTCCACAGATTACGGGCTTCTGCTTCGAAGTCCTGGCAGCGCTCAAAGCGCGACTTGACTTCTTCGAGCAGCTTCTCGTCTGCGGAAGATTGTTTGGTTTTCTTTGCCATGGGTTCAGCCCATCCAGCCATGTGAGCCGGAATAGTCGATTTGCCTCAGTTTGGGTTCTTTCGGTTTGCGCACCACGGCCCGCCGCGCGCCCTCGCAGGCATAGCGCAGCGCGTCAATAACGTGGTTGTCCTTGTCTTGCAGCTTGGGTAGAACTTGATTCGTCAGCGGGTCCGTGTCATAGCTGTACAGCGTCAGTTCATCGATCAAGTGCTTGCAGCGCGGATGCACCACGATGTCGAACGACTTCAGGAACTCGACGCCTTCTTCTAGGCTCTTTGCGCCCTTGATGGCGCCCATGATCTTGGGGAAGCCATTCTTCTGCATGTGGCTGATCGTCTCCGGCCTGGCTGAATCAGCCGTGATCGGCCACTTCTCGCTGTCTGGCACCGTCATGAACAGGCTGGGCGTGTCCACAATCTCGCAGCCAACGCGGTAAGCCTCATATGGCACATAGAGCTTTCTGCCGACGATGTAGCACTGCACCAGCACGGTCGGGTCAACACTGAAGCCCCAGTCGGCGCCCTGGCGGATGATCTGCGCCGGGTCGACTTCGAATTCCTCAACCGACCAGTTGCGAAACACCCGGGCTTCGCTGTTGCGCTGGTACTCACCAAGCCAAACATGCGCGTATTTGTCCGGGTCGCGCCGCTTGTCAAACTCCATTTCCTCGCGCAGCACATCCGGCAACCAGGGGTTGTCCGAATAGTTGGCGCGCACCACGATGGCGTCCTTGGGCGGCAATTCGCCGCGCAACAGGACATCTATCGGGTCAGTTGCAAGGTTCGGGTTCCAGCTGAACCACAACTGCGACTCAGGCTTGCGAATGGTCGGCCGCAACAGCGTCAGACTTTTCTCGCTGGCGGTCTGCGATTCCTCGAACCAGGCGCGGTCAAATCCCTCAAGCGACTTGATCGACTCCGCGGTGTGGTTCTGCATGCCCTCAAAGATGGTCACGCCGCCATGCCGCGAGAAGATGCGCCGGTCCTGCACTTCGAAGTAATAGCCAGCGTTGGCTTCCTCGATCTTTGCTTCCAGCAGCTTCTTGACCGAGAACTCCAGCGACTTCAGCGTCTCGCGCAAGCAGACAAAATCCAGCTTCTCGCTGACGCTTTCCTCCAGCCACAAGGTGGCAAAGAACTGCGACTTTCCGGAACCACGCCCGCCATATGCGCCCTTGTATCGGGCTGGCTGCAGCAGCGGCTCGAAGACCTGAGCTGTGGGCAGCGTCAGGACGGAACTCATTGCGGCTTGACGATTTCCCGGACGATCTTGTTGAAGATCACATGCTCGCCGTCTTCGCCAGCGCCGATCACTTGCTGGGTCGGCTTGCCATCCAGGCGGTCAGCCAGCATTTGCATGGCCCAGGACTCGCCTTCTGCCGCCTTGTCCAGCAGCGATTCAGCAGCCTTGCGCAGTCTCACGCCATCGTCTTGCGCGATTGCGCGCTTGAGCGTCTGCTCGAACAAGCGAGACTTGGCGGCGTTTTGGTTACCAGCGGGAGCGGCCATGATTCAACCGGCAAGCGCTTGATTCTTATCGTTTTCGGTCAGGGCATCGCGGGCGGCGATGTAAGCCTGCGCAACAGCCTCCCCGACCTCTTTTGCACTCATGCCTGCGCAACCGGCGCTCATTGCATGCACTGCCGCCATGGCGACTTCGTGATTGATGGTCAGGGTTAAATCATTGGTCTCGTACATGCTGGCACCTCTCATCCGCTAAACGGAAGCTGGAACATCGGGAAAGCCGCCCGAAGTCGGTACGCAATAAAAAAGCCAGCCGAGATTGCTCAGGGCTGGCAGGTCACGCGGGGAGCGTGGAGGAGATTGGTTGATGCTTTGCGCCATCAGGGAAGGCAACTGGGGGCTTCATCTGCCGCGGCGCGGGCCGGGGCATCACTAGCGTCTTGCCAATCGCCTTTCCTGATACCGCTTGCAATATGCACTTTCTGCATATTGCTTTGATAGTTGAGGGAATCCACCCGAAGCTGGGCGGCGGGCCACGCCTTGGTGCCGCATCCCTGCGGCTGTTCCTGCCTCGTGGGCTTGGGAACATGAAAGCGGAGTGGCGCTGTCAACCCTCACGGCTACGCACTGAATGCGCAATCGTCAAAGCTGATTCAATTAGTTTTCACTATCAAGCAAGGCAAGCAGTGGCAAGCCCTATGCCTTTGACCTTATACCAGGCACCCAAGAATGGGCTGTCAAAGTGCATATGGGCTGCAGAGCCGGCTTGCGAGGCCGGTTGCGTCACATGCTTTATTTATCGGGAACCCGTATCGTGGGCGAGTCGCTTATCCGCTTGCGCGGGTCAATTGGCATCTATCCCGTTTATCGCTTGGCTGTGAAACCTCGCGCCCTCGGCTTGCCAGTAAGGGATTCGGTTCTGCTCCGAGCCGCCCCGAACTTGGGCGCGCTGCTTGATGGTGCGGAGTACCAATGCAAAAAGGCCCGCCGA